CGTCGTGTATATTATCTTACGAATTTCCTGGGGATATTCAAAAAATACCGTTAATTCAGCCCAGTTTTTATCCCAGGATTTCAAGATGTTCGGGTACTTCTTATCCCACTTCTCGCGGAACTCCTCCTTGGCAAATTCAGCGTCATCGAGGTTCACAGCGCCGTAGATTTTCTTCAGATCAGCGCAGACTTCCTTGCGATCCTTGTACGGTACGAATTTGCAGCTGTTGCGGATCTGGTGAACTATGCATAGCTGATTTTTTGTCTTTGGAAATATCGCATTTATTGCATCACAAAGTCCCGTCAGATTATCGTGGCAAGCGATAAAAATGTCCGTAACACCGCGGCTTTGGAGGTCAGAACATATGCTTGCATAGAAGCTCGCGGACTCGTTTTCGGATATCCAAGTGCCGAGAATTTCTTTCTGACCTTCCATGTTTATGCCCAGCACAGAATGCACGCATTTCGTGACAATTTTGTTATCTTGCGCGAATTGAACACGATCCCATCGAAGAAAACTACCGGATAAATCGCTTCAAGCGGACGGTTCTGCCACTCGTTGACCTCCGGCAGAATCTTGTCGGTTATTCTCGAAACAAGTCCCTGTGAAATTTCAGTTCCGTAAATCTGCTTTAACGTATCTTCAATGTCACACTGCGACATTCCCTTAGCGTACATTTGCAGGATTTTCTGTTCGATTTCGTCAGTTCGTGTCTGTCGTTTTTCGATTACTTTTGGCTCAAAATCGCCGTTTCTGTCGCGTGGAACAGCTATTTCGCACTCCCCGTAGTCGCTGATTATTGTCTTTTTCCCGTAACCATTACGGCTGTTTCCGGAGTTATTCCCGGCTACGGAGTTCTTCTCGTAGCCGAGATGTTCGTCCATTTCTGCTTCGAGCATATGCTCTATTGTCACGGCAAACAGCTTTTTCAGCTTTGCCTGAATGTCTCTTGTGGTCTAGCAGTCTGCCATCAGCAGCTTCACCAGTTCCATCTCTCGCTCGTCTAATCCGTGTGTTTTTTTCATGTGCAATACCTCACTTTCTGTGGGTATTATTGGCATTTACACGGTTCGGTATTCAGACTCGTGGTACTTCAATTTCTGTTTCACCGAAGTTTCCGCGTATTTTTTGGTTTTCTTTCCATTTCGGTAGTCCGGATTGTCAGAACGCTCATAAGCTCCATATCCGAGATGTTCGTCCATTTCGGATTCAAGCATTTCCTGTATAGTGCCGCCAAGAAGATCTTTCAGAGCATCTTCTATATTCTTTGCTGACCGGATATCATACTCCTCGAGCAGCATTCCGATGATGTTCTTTTTTTCCTTCGCTCATTGGTTCTCTTTTTCTTCTTCCCATAAAAAATCAGCCTCCTGTGTTATTTCTATTTTACCACAGTTGACTGACTTTTTACAGACTTTTTTTTCAGAGGGTCACCTTGTAACCAATCCATTTGTTGCGTGCTAATGCAGAAATGTATTTTTCGTCATCTATAACAGCAATCCAACCTGCACACATTTTTGTAATACCACCACTATTCATGATGGAGACGCTTGTTGTTCGGCCACCGCCTTCTTTAGGTTGTACAATATTTCCCCAATCATCAACAACTAAATCGTTGCGATAAAATGCGGCGACAATTGTTGGAACTTCATCTATGAAATCCCAAAGGATTCCAATAAGATTATTTGTCTCCCTGTGATGGGCTTTCCAGTCGAAAGAGTTTACTAAATCAATACGCTGCTCACCTATTAATGGCTTAGGTACACGACTAGCAGGTGGCGTACTTCCGCAAGTTGCTTTAACTTCTACGCCTCCATAAAGGTAAGGGCTGAATAAAGCTTTATCACGAGGGTATTTTTTGCCGTCTTGTACTGTATACAGCGATTCAAAATATTTTTTTCGTTCATCAGTGTTGATTAAAAGCAAATCGGGATAACCGTCCTGATGTAAATTAGAATGTAGATTACCATCTGAAAAGCGCTGCAAACTTTTTCCGAGGTATTCACCTACTATGCCACTAAGGTTTCTCATTCCCATAGCCTCAAAAATGTTGATGTTGAAGGCGCGAGTCTGTTCATCCAAAGAGCGTAATGCCTCGTTAGCAAAATTCATCGCATCAACAACTTGTTGGTTAGTAAGGATAAGTTCATTGTTGATAGTTACTTGATTGTCTTTTCTGATTATGTAGTTATAAGCCATAGTTCTAATCTCCATTTCTTAAAAGTTTGTTCTGAAAATTCGTTCGTATAATTCTATATATCCAGGGATATCTACTGCCGCAAACCATCCGGATGCCATTTTGCGTTTTCCAGAAGCTAACATACCACAAACTTTTGTGTTTCTTCCGGTTGTTCCGCTGATTTCACCCCAATCGTTTGGAGACAAATTATCAGAGTAAAAGGCAGCCGTAATTATAGGTTTAGTGCCATTAGGCGTATTGATGTAGTCATAAGTAATCCCTAATAATTCAGATACTTCTTGGTGGTGTGCTTGCCAAGTTATAGTTGTTGTTTCGGAAAGTCTTGGTGCGGCTTTCTGGAGACTTGCTCCTTTGGAAACACCACCGATTGTACATTTTACTTCTAGACCTTCGGGATAATTTCTTAAGTCTTCTTCGGTTGCATGATGAGAGAAGCAAGGTAAAATATCAGGATGTCCTTTCTCTATCGGATTAACCATTGCTTGACCGTTAGAATTTAAAGAAATGTGATCGCAGAGTATACACCCAATCATAGCACTTGTTGTTTTATAGTCTATAGCCCTGAAAAGTGAGGACGGTAATTGTGCTAAGTGTTGATTTGTGTCGTCAATTGCCTTGACAACATCGTGACAAGTGAGTGGAAAACCACACTTAAATTCGATGCAATCTTTTATCAGATAATTTAACATCAGCCTCTTCTCCTTAGTCCTTTATCGTTTCAATAATGTCATCGATGCGACAGCCCAAAGCCTCACAAATTCGAAGAAGCACATCTGTTGTGACGTTTTCGCATCGACCTAATTTTGCTACGGAAGTAGCACTTATCTTGGCCGCATCCTTAAGGTCAGTCTTATTCATGTTTTTATCTATAAGCATTTTCCATAGCTTGTTGTAGCTTATACGCATATTTGTCTCCTTACATTTCTGATAGTATTATCAGCTTAGATATTTTTTCAAAAGTTCTACATCTCGATTTATGTCACGCGGTTTGATTCTCTGGATTACTTTTTCTTCCACTTCCGGCGTCCAATAAATTTTTAATTTTTCCCTGGCTCTTGTAATAGCGGTGTAAAAAATATTGTGCGTTACTAATTCTTCAACCTCATCTGTGATGACTATTTTTACAGAGTTATACTCTAGGCCTTGTGCTTTGTGTATCGACACCGCATAAGCAATTTGAAACGGAACGATGGTTCTGGAAGTTTGGTCATCCCCGTCTTCATCCACACTTTTTAGCTTGTGAACAAAAAATCTAATCAGTGATTTTTCTTCCTCAAAGCATTCTAATAATTGCAGGTCACAGAACATTACATCGCTTTCATCGATTGCTTTCGGAATTTCCACATCAAACTGAATTCGTTCTTCGTTAGTACCACCGTCGATGATTTGAATTCCCCGTATTATGCCTTTCATATTGTTATGTATGACCGGATAAAATCTATCTGATTCGAGGAAGAGGATAGGGTCACCGACCTTGTACTGCTGGATGTCCCATTTAATAGCCGGATTGGGGTTGATTTCCTGCAGGAATCGATTGATATTGTTGATGCCATATAAACCGTCATAATTTAAGCAGAGGATGGCTTCATCGTCTTCAACAGAAGAAAGTAATGATGCGTCAACCTTTAAAGAATAGCTTTCTCGCTCGATGATTTCCTTTGTGGTTTCGTCCATATTTCTTACCTGATTCCAAAGTTCCAACAAATATTTATCTTGTGTACGATGAGGCTTTGTTAGTTCAAAAACAGCACCTTCCGGCAAGAAGGATTTAAGTACGGAGAACCAGTTGCCAAATTGAATGGCGTCAATTTGATAAGTATCTCCAACCAACAGTAACATTTTGAAGTTAGCCTTTTCCAGAACCGCCACCATATCACTGTTGCTGACGGTGCTGCATTCATCGATAACAAGTAATTCATATTCTGTATTGCTTGTTTCTTGATTTAGAAAACTTGCAATCGTTGAAAATGTTTTGTTTTCAGCATCGATTTTTCGCATTAAGTTTTCTTTTGCAGGATTTGTTTGTGTGAGGTACAACTTCTTTTCATTGTTCAAATAGTGCGATACATGGTTTATTAGTGTTGATTTTCCAACTCCAGCAGAACCGTATATTACGCCGACTTTTGATTTTGAAAAAATGTTGCTGATTATATGCCTTTTTTCAGGACAATCTATCTCGTAGTCACTAAACATCAACCAGAACTCAACATCATCGTGGTAATCTTCAATGCCCGATGTGGATAATTCCTGCAACTTTTTGATTATGGTACAGGTGTCAATCTTGTATTCGTTTATAAAAACATGACCGTTTTCAAGCATAAGGTTACTTCTCGGTTTATGCCCATACCACAAACTTCTGTTATATTTCCTTATTAATTCCTCAATATCGCTGTAACCGACAATATCATCAACGGCAGTGAACAACTTTCCCTTTGCTTCAGTGTTATTTCTTATAAAACGTGCAAATAACTCCGGCTTTCTACCGTTGTGAGGAATGCAGTCGAATACAGTGCTTAACTTTGGATTATGTCCAAGAGGAGACCTATTAAATGGAAGCGAGTCAAATTGCTTGCATCCGTTTGATAAGTATAAATTAGATAGTTTTCCATTCGGTGTATATCCACGTTGATTTCGAATAATAACATTATTCATGTTATGGAGCAGGTAGCGTAGTATATTCTGTCCAGGGACATCAATTTTGATGATATTCCTGCAGTAATCTAAAACAGGAATAAATGTAGGTGCTTTAAGCTCGCTTTTCCATTTCTCTGTAATTCTTTTGTAAGCGTAATCTGGAAAGTCGATTAACTCGGTTAAAGAGTATCTGTTCTTCGTAAGGAACTCGCAAATCATTTTTTGCTCCGTATAAGGGACTTTCTTTTTTTCACCTTTAACCACAGAAATAAAATTCTGAAACTCACAATCACGGATAGCTACTTCCCAGCCATCAATGATAATGATTGGCATGGTCTTCCCGAGTATTTCGATTGTTTCTTGCACCAAATGAAATTTAGAAGCGTAGCTGTTGGTAATGGCTAATTTTGTAAAAGCAATTACTCTGTTTGCTTTAGATTTATTTTTCCTGTCGTCAACGGGAGTGAATGTGATTTCACGGTATATTCGTCCGTTAACAAACAATGGCTTTATCTTCTGAATATAATATTTGTTATTTCCATCCCCATTTAGCTTGGTAGGATACTGTTCAATTTTTTCAGAGATTTTCGCATAATACTCCTGTAGGGTATCATCCAAATGCAAAGGAAACTTCTCTAAATTGTGCAGTATCTGTATTCCGTAATATTGGCTTAGCAAGATTTTTGCTTCTAATAAGTATTGATAGTACTTAAGCATCAATCTTTCAGATCCATCCTCATCCAGGGTAAATTGGGTAGTTACGACCTGTAAAAACTTGCGGAATTTATATAATGTGTTTAGTCTGCCGTTTATTTGAGCAAATTCAGCGGCTTTATCGATGTTTTCTTCGTTAACTTCAATCTCAGAGCCATTAGCATAAAACTTAAGCATGATATGATTCACGAATTTCATTAACTGCTCTAAAATGTCCTGGGATATAGCACCGCGAGATGAATCTTCGATGCTATCCAAGTGTCTACAAATAACGCTGTCTATTTTTCTGATGGAGTCATCAATCTTAGGCATCAATACCACCTTCCTGTTTGCTAAAATTCTCCTTCATCCCAGTCGTCTATAAATGCATCATAAGGAAATGCACCAGCGAATAAATCAGGATGGAGTTTAACATACAAATTTCGTATTTTTGTCCTTGTATCCCTCATAAAAGGTGTTGCAAGAGAATCATTGAAGAAACTATTACTCAATTTGTTTAATTCTCCAAGCAATCCATACACATATGATTTCAAGATGGGGTCAAGGAAGGCGTCTGATTTTGAACTCCACTTCGAACTGTATAAATCTTGTACTTTCTGAGGGAGGTTCATATCTATTAATGAAGCACCGTAGTTTTCGCCTATCAATTCCAACATTATTTCATCATAATCAGACGTGAATTCTTGAAGTAACGCTTTGTCCTCTGAGGAATAAGGATATTTTTCAGAAGGACATTTTTCGGGGATTTCAAAAGCCTCAGCATTTGATGAAACTAAATTAGAAATAGCCTCACCCCAGGCATTAGCGACAGCTTGTCCAGAAACTATGATTTTTTCTTCAAGAATATCATGAGGTGTTTTCTCATCTGCATTTTTGGCACTCTTCGGGGTGCCTTTTTTCTTTTCGGTTGCGGCAGCTATGCGAATTATATTGCAAAAAAAGTTAGCTAATTTCTCTGACATATTAGCTGGGTATAATTCATCAATAAACGGACTAAAGGTGTCAGTTATTTGTTGAGCCGTAGTATCTGAAAACTCCTCTAAATATTCGGCAAATCCATCTGGCTCGAGATAAGGATTGATTCTTTGAGCCATTTTAGTTATTTTGGTTTTTCCGTTGAAATACGCCTTGTAAGTAGATTCTTTCACATCTTCTAAAAAAGGTCTGCCGTCTTCTGTAACAACGACATCAAAAAGAGTCTTTACAAAAGAGTGCGTATTTTCGGCACCACCAATTATCGGCTTAAGCAAACTTGCGAATTCTGTAAATTCCACTGTTTCACCACCTTAATAAACTATGCCTACCCAAGACTACCCGTGGCTACCAAGTTATACCGATCCACTATGCTAAAATGAAATTGTACAGAAGAGTACAGGAGTGGAACTTGATATGATATAGAAATACTGTATCTAATATTATATCAGATTTAAAGCAATTTTACAATACTTACACAATAAAAAGTGTGCGAATTGAAAGAATTTATGCTAAATCCGAAAAATTCAATTCTGACACCGAGATAGCTACATAGAAACAATGTGTATCCATCTGAGTGCCAGACACTCAAATAAAAATTATTCCAATGCCCGAAGTGGTCGACCTTAAGGCGGCGGGATACATCAAGAGCAAAACTGACCATAGCAGTATCCACTGTGCTTTGCTGTACTCATTTTCGGTAACAGAGTCGGAGTGTACCTTCACATCAGCTCTTTTTGTGTCCCTGCCGCCACCCAATCTGGCGAAAAAGAAAGGCAGGGACTTATCAAAACATCGGGATAGCATTACACGCGAGCCTATCCCCATAACTGTCGATAAACTACAGATATACCACGCATCGATTAGCTATCGGTGGCTCAACGTAGTATACTGGTCAAATAAATAACAGCTGCCTTTTGAGCGGGTTTGCTGCAATCCGAAACGGAATTTATCCGCTGGACTGTGGCGCCTTTGTTATGCCCAAAAGCAGCTGGAACCTCCGTTTCGGAATTACCGAGATGGAGGTTTTTTTATGACAATCAAAGACAATAACAAGCCTAATCGCATCTATCTGAAATCTACAAAACAGTGGGTTGAAGTCCCTGAGGACATCTATCGCGAAATCAACCGTTCGAACGACGCGTTTCGCAAGCGTGAGCAGTATCACGGTCGCTGCGCCTGCCCCAAGAGCAAGTTCTGGCTCTGCGATACGGATTGCGGTAACTGCGAATTCCAACGTGCCGGAGATATGCTTTCTCTCGACTATGAGAACGAGAATGGAGATGGCGATACATATTCAATGTTTGACAGCGTTACAGACACTTCACCAAATGTCGAGAAGATTGCCGAGGACAAGCTGCTGCTTGCCGCTCTTTTCAAGCGGCTATGTGAGCTCGACCCCGATGGTGAAATCATCTGGCAGATGCTTGCTGAAGAATCGTCAGACCGTGCTATTGCGAAGGAACTTGGCAGGCCGCAGCGCACATTCTCCCGTCAAATGAAACGCTATCGTGATGAATTCCGCAAAATCCGCGGCTTCTAACAAATTTCTCAAAAAAAGTGGCTCAAAACAAAATCTCGTTTCCATTGAGTAGTGTAAGACGAAAAAACACTTACAGAACCGAGGTGATGCTATGAAGCAGTCTGATTACAAGCGACACAGCGAACTTGTTGAGGTTTTAACCGCAATCAGTGTTGTGTCCGAAAGACTGGCAAGAAATATGAGTGTTCTTGCCGCAGAAAAATTTATGAAAGGAGAAAATCGCAATGAGCAGAACAAGCGAAATGGCAACGGCAATAGAAGAACTGCGAAATGCCGCCGCAGCTATTAAGGACACGGCAGATTGGCTGGCACAATATTTCATCAATCCAGATGAACCCGAACAGGAAAAGCAAGAGCACGTTCACACCTTCACCCTTGAAGAAGTACGCGCAACGTTAGCTAATAAGTCTCGTCAAGGGTGCACAGCAGAGGTAAAGGCGCTGCTTGTAAAGTATGGTGCAGACAAGCTGTCCGCTATCGACCCCGCTAAGTACGGTGAGCTTATGGCAGAGGCGGAGGTGCTTGGAAATGGCTAAGGCACACGCTCTTTTGTCGGCATCATCAAGTGAGCGGTGGCTTGAGTGCCCTCCTTCCGCAAAGCTGAACGCTGCGGCAACAGAAACCCCAAGCGAATACGCAGCGCAAGGAACAGACGCACACACCCTATGCGAGTACAAGGTAAAGGTTGCTCTCGGTATGGAGTCGAAAGACCCCACCGAGGATTTGACCTACTATGACGAGGAAATGGAGCAGTGTGCAGATGAGTACGCTACATACATTTCCGAACTGTATTCAGAGGTTAAGGACATCTGCCCCGACCCCATTGTGCTGATAGAGCAGCGGCTTGACTTTTCACATTGGGTTCCGGAAGGTTTCGGTACGGGAGATTGTCTTATAGTTGCGGACGGAACGCTGTATGTAATTGACATGAAATTCGGTAAAGGCATAGAGGTATCTGCTCTCGAAAACCCGCAGATGATGTGTTACGCTCTTGGTGCTTTGGAATTGTTTGACGGCATCTATGACATCAATTCCGTCTGTATGACAATCTTTCAGCCGAGGCGAGAGAACATCAGCACTTACACTATCGGAAAGGACGAGCTGCTTGCTTGGGCTGAAAACACGCTGAAACCTACTGCCGAACTTGCGATGAAAGGCGAAGGTGACTTCAAAGCCGGTGAGCACTGTCAATTCTGCCGTGTGAAGGCAACCTGCCGCAAACGAGCCGAGTACAGTCTCGAACTCGCCCGTTATGATTTCGAGATGCCAGCAATGCTTGATAACAACGAAATATCGGCAATTCTGGCAAAGGCAGACCAACTCGTTTCATGGGTGACCGACATCAAGGAATACGCTCTCGGACAAGCACTTAACGGTACGGAATACCCAGACTGGAAACTTGTTGAGGGACGTTCCAACCGCAAATACACAGACGAAAAAGCCGTTGCAGATGCAGTAACATCAGCGAGTTTTGACCCATACGAACATAAGGTTCTCGGTGTCACCGCTATGACAAGATTGCTCGGCAAGGCAAAATTCGAAGAACTGCTCGGTGGCTTAATTGAAAAGCCGCAGGGCAAGCCAACTTTAGTACCAAAATCGGACAAGCGTCCGGCACTCAAGAATAACGCTGCAACTGCAGCAGACGATTTCAAGGAGGATAACTGATATGTCAAAGATTAACAATCCCACAAAGGTAATCACAGGACCCAACACCCGTTGGTCTTACGCAAATGTATGGCAGCCGAAGTCAATCAACGGCGGCGCACCGAAGTACAGCGTTTCGCTCATTATCCCCAAGTCCGACACGGTAACCGTGGAGAAGGTAAAGGCGGCTATCCAGGCGGCTTACGAGGAGGGCGAAAGCAAGCTTAAGGGCAACGGCAAGACCGTACCCGCACTTTCCGTTATCAAAACACCTCTGCGTGATGGTGATACCGAACGCCCCGATGACCCCGCTTACGCTAACGCTTATTTTATCAATGCGAATTCCGCTACCGCACCCGGTATCGTGGACGCTGACCGTCAGCCTATTATCGACACTTCCGAGGTATATAGCGGTGTTTACGGCAGAGCGTCAATCAATTTCTATGCTTTCAACTCGAACGGGAACAAGGGCATTGCTTGCGGGCTCAATAACCTTCAGAAGATTCGTGACGGAGAACCGCTCGGTGGCAAGTCCAGAGCCGAGGACGATTTCAACACGGACGATGATGACGATTTTCTTTCGTGAGGTGTGTTATGACTGAATTACAAGAGTTTATGCTTGCAGTTTCATTCGGGTGTTCATGTGGAGGGCTCATTGCAGGGCTGTTTCAGACTGTCCTTGACATCATTGACCTTGTAAAATACAAGCGTAACAATCGCAAACAGTAACAAGTGGTGTACGCATTATCCGCTTTGCGGAAAACGCTGCACCGGGTGGGTGGGCAGGATTTTTTGGAGGAAACAATCATGAATATTACAGTATTTAACAATTCGGAATTTGGAGAAATCCGTACAGTAGAGGAAAATGACAGAGTGCTTTTCTGCGGTTCTGATGTAGCCAAGGCTCTTGGTTACATCAACGCAAGGGACGCACTTTCCAAGCACTGTAAGGGTGTCGTGAAATGCGACACCCCTACAAATGGCGGTGTTCAGTCGCTAAGTTTCATCACCGAGGGCGATGTTTACCGTCTTATCACACACAGCAAGCTGCCGAATGCACAGCGCTTTGAGAGTTGGGTATTTGACGAGGTTTTGCCTGCTATCCGTAAGCACGGGGCGTATATGACCGGAGAGATAATCGAACAGGCACTTAATTCGCCGGATTTCCTTATCGAACTTGCAACCAAGCTGAAAGAGGAAAAGGCGAAAAACGCACAGCTTACGGTTTCTAATCAGATTATGCAGCCCAAAGCGGAGTATTTCGATATGCTCGTTGACAGAAATCTGCTCACGAATTTCCGCGATACCGCAAAGGAGCTCGGAACGCGACAGAACGATTTTGTGAAATTTCTGCTTGACAAGGGATATATCTATCGCTCTGTCAAGGGAAAACTAAAACCCTACTCTACCTATGTTGACAGCGGCTTATTTGTGCTAAAAGAATTTGCTAATGAGAAGACAGGATATTCCGATACACAAACGCTGATTACTCCAAAGGGCAGAGAAACTTTCAGATTGTTGTGCATTTGATTATCGGGCGGCGGAGTAGTGACGGCAGTTTCTGCCTTGGAGGCAGTTTCTGCCCTTCACTGCCGCCTGTTTTTTGAGGTGAAATATGGGCGAAATAAAGAATTTATCAATAGACCTTGAAACCTACTCTGATGTTGACCTTCCCAAATGCGGAGTGTATAAGTATGCAGAGTCACCGCAGTTTGAGATACTGCTGTTCGCTTACTCTGTTGACGGAGGAGAAGTGCAGGCAGTTGACCTTGCAGGCGGTGAGAAAATCCCGCCCGAAATCCTCTCTGCCATAACCGACAACATTGCTACAAAGTGGGCATTCAACGCAAATTTCGAGCGGGTATGTTTGTCAAAATACCTCGTTTTACCGCAAGGTGAGTATCTTTCCCCCGACTCTTGGAAATGCACAATGACTTGGGCAGCATATTTAGGCTTGCCGCTGTCGCTTGAGGGAGCGGGAGCGGTTCTTGGACTGGAACAGCAGAAACTCAAAGAGGGCAAGGATTTAATCAAGTATTTTTGTGTACCGTGCTTGCCTACAAAGGCGAATGGTGGCAGAACACGAAATCTACCCATTCACGCTCCCGAAAAGTGGTCGCTTTTCAAGTCCTACAACAAGCGTGATGTCGAGGTTGAAATGGCAATACAGAGCCGTTTATCAAAGTTCCCCGTACCCGAGTTTGTATGGAAAGAATATCACCTCGACCAATGGATAAACGACCGTGGTATCGGCTTGGATATGGAGCTTGTCCGAAATGCAATTGCCTTTGACGAACGTTCTCGAAAGACGCTCACTACTGCTATGCAAGACCTCACCAGCCTTGAAAACCCCAATTCGGTAACGCAGATGAAACAGTGGCTTTCCGAGAACGGACTTGAAACCAACACACTCGGCAAAAAGGCTGTGGCAGAACTTATTAAATCTGCTCCGGCTGAATTGCAACAGGTGCTCATACTCCGTCAGCAGCTTGCGAAATCCTCGGTGAAAAAGTACACCGCTATGGAGAACGCTGTCTGCAATGATAATCGTGCGAGAGGAATGTTCAAGTTTTACGGAGCGAACAGAACAGGTCGGTGGGCAGGCAAAAATGTGCAGTTGCAGAACCTCCCTCAGAACCATATACCCGACTTGGAACAGGCTCGAGAACTGGTCAAATGCGGCGACTATACCGCTCTGGAAATGCTCTACGAGGATATCCCCGATACCCTGTCACAGCTTATCCGTACGGCATTTGTGCCGCAGAATAACCACAAGTTCATAGTTGCAGACTTTTCTGCAATTGAGGCAAGAGTGCTGTCTTGGCTTTCGGGAGAAAAATGGCGGTCGGAGGTTTTCAGAACAGGCGGAGATATTTATTGTGCGTCTGCAAGTCAGATGTTCGGAGTTCCCGTTGAAAAGCACGGAGTGAACGGACATTTGCGGCAGAAAGGCAAGATTGCGGAACTCGCTCTCGGTTACGGTGGCTCTGTTGGTGCGCTAAAAGCAATGGGCGCGATAGAAATGGGACTTGCTGAAGACGAGCTGCAGCCGCTCGTTGACAGTTGGAGAACCGCTAACCCGAATATAGTGCGGTTCTGGTGGGAGGTTGACCGCTGTGTTAAGGAAACTGTAAAAATGCGGATAACCACGCAAACGCACAATATCAAGTTTATCTACCAAAGCGGTATTCTGTTTATCGAGTTACCGAGCGGCAGGCGGCTGTCGTACATCAAACCCCGTATGGGCAGAAGCTGCCGCCACGGCGAGAACCGCTTTGGCGGCGAGTCAGTAACCTACGAGGGCATTGGAGCAACTAAAAAATGGGAGCGACTTGAGAGCTACGGCCCGAAATTCGTGGAGAATATCGTACAGGCAATCAGCCGTGATATCCTCTGCTATGCTATGAAAAACCTGTCCGAAAGGTGGGGAATTGTCGCTCACGTTCACGATGAGGTTATTATCGAGTGCGACAAGGACACATCTCTTGCGGAGGTCTGCGAGGTAATGGGCAGAACACCGCCTTACGCAAACGGTTTATTACTCCGTGCGGACGGATATGAATGTGATTTTTATAAAAAAGATTGAGTTGTATGGCTCAAAGTATGTTTTTGTTTCCATTGGATATTATGGGTGGAGATTTTACTCTGCCCGGAAAGGAGTTCTTATGAGTATAGGGAAGTACAACAGTGAATGCTACTATGACCCTACGGCATACGCCGCACTGACAGCAGTAGAAAACGAAGAAAGAGCAGTTAAAGCATACCGACCTATCGTGTATATATGTTCGCCATATTCGGGTGATGTTGAGGTTAATATAGCAAATGCGAGAAGATATTGCAGGTTTGCTGTTGATGCCGGGTATATCCCGATTGCGCCGCATCTTCTGTTTCCGCAGTTTCTGAATGACGGTGACAGGTTGGAACGAATGTTGGGACTGCATTGCGGAAATGCTCTGATGAGCAAGTGTGCGGAAGTGTGGGTTTTCGGAAAAACAATTTCCAACGGTATGGCTGAGGAGATTGAGTACGCAAGACGAAAGGAATACACTATCAAGTATTTTTGCGATGAAATCAAGGAGGTAAAAGACTGATGTTTACAATTTACAGTGCAGACCGGGCGGGCGTCCCTTCAAATTGTTTATATCCGCACAAAGCTAACATCAAGGACGACAGCGACCTCAAAGCCGCTGTCTTGAATGACTATGTTTGTGCCGAGTACAAGAACAACTACCGCAGCAATAGCAACTTTATCGGCAGCGATTGCCTTCCGGTGGATTGCGACAACGACCATTCAGAAAATCCCGAAGATTGGGTAACTCCCGAAGATGTGGCAGATGCTTTCCCTGGAGTTACTTTTGCTGTTCATTATAGCCGCAATCACAATAAAGCTAAAAACGGAAAGCCGGCAAGACCAAAATTTCACGTGCTTTTCCCGATTGATTATGTAAGTGACCCGGCGGTTTACAGCGAGATGAAGAAACAAGTGAACTCGCTGTTCCCGTACTTTGACACACAAGCACTTGACGCGGCACGGTTCTTTTACGGAACGCCAAACCCGAAAGTTGAAATCTATCCCGGTTTTATGAATTTGACCGAACATTTGGCGAGCGTTACCCACGGAACAGAACTCTGTGATGACTTTGACGAAAATATGTCGCAAGGGCAGTATGGAGATGTAACAATTCCCGAAGGTAATCGTAATGCTACTTTATCACACTTTGCGGGGAGAGTTCTCAAAAAATACGGCGACTGCGACAAGGCTCGACAGGCTTTTCTTGATGAAGCGGCAAAGTGCTCACCGCCGCTTGATGATGCTGAACTCTCTACCATCTGGCACAGCGCACAGAAATTCTACGGTAAGGTAAAAAAGCAGGTCGGATATATTGCTCCGGAGCAGTATAATGCGGATTTCAACCTCTGTCCGGAAGATTTCTCAGATATCGGACAAGCAAAGGTTTTGGCAAGAGAGTATAACGGGGAACTGGTTTACACCGACTCCACCGATTATATGCGTTATGACGGTACGCACTGGGCTGAGTCAAAGCAGCTTGCTGTCGGCGCTTGCGAGGATTTTCTTGACCGTCAGCTTGACGAAGCAGAAAATGCAGTTGCTAAAGCAAAGCAGGCTCTTGAAAAGGCAGGAGTCGACAAAGAAACCATATCTGCCGGAGGTAAGGCACTTGCAAAAGCCATTGACGAGAAAAGTCAGAATGCTTACTTCGAATACTGCAATGCGGTATCATATAAGGCTTTCGTTATGAAGCGCCGGGATATGAAATACATAGTTTCTGCGTTGCAGGCGGCAAAGCCTATGCTGTTGCGCAATATCAGCGAGTTTGATACAGGAGAATTTCTGCTGAATACTCCTACTGCTACCTATGACCTACGGCTTGGTATAAACGGCGCAAGCGAACACAGTGCGGAAAATCTTATAACCAAAATTACCTCGGTATCTCCGTCAAACGATAACACAGACTTGTGGCTGTCAGCGGTGGATAACTTTTTCTGTGGCGATGCTGAACTTATCGAGTATGTTCAGCAAACGGTAGGATTAGCGGCAATCGGCAAAGTGTATCAAGAGGCGCTTATCATAGCCTACGGTGAAGGCAGTAACGGTAAATCCACCTTTTGGAACGCAATAGCGAGGGTTCTCGGCAGTTACAGCGGAACTATATCCGCGGACGCTCTGACCGTAGGATGCAAGCGAAATGTCAAACCCGAAATGGCTGAACTCAAGGGCAAAAGGCTTGTAATAGCTGCTGAACTTGAAGAAGGCGTCCGTTTGAATACATCAATCGTAAAACAGCTGTGTTCCACCGATGAGGTGTCAGCCGAGAAGAAATACAAAGACCCGTTCAAGTTCATTCCTACCCACTCGCTTGTGCTTTACACCAACCACCTGCCTAGGGTTGGAGCGAATGATGACGGAACTTGGCGCAGGCTTATTGTTATTCCGTTCAATGCGAAAATCAAGGGAAACTCCGATGTCAAGAACTATGCTGATTACCTTGTGGAGAACGCGGGAGGTGCTATTCTTACCTGGATTATTGAGGGTGCGCAAAAGGTAATAGCAGCGAATTTCAAGCTGTCTGTGCCGAAAGTTGTGGAGGACGCTATCAATCAATACCGTGACAATAACGACTGGCTTTCTATTTTTATTGAGGATTGCTGCGAGGTAGACAAGACCTACACTCAGAAATCGGGCGAGTTGTATCAGGAGTATCGTGCGTACTGTACGAGAAATGGAGAGTTTGCACGAAGCACTACGGAGTTCTATACTGCTCTTGAAATTGCAGGTTTTTCGAGGAAGAAAACAAAGGTGGGTAACGTAATAATGGGGCTTCAGCTGAAGTCAGAATTTGACGATTGAGTCATAACGGCAGAAGCTGCCGCCACGGTGGAGGTCGATGGAGGTCTTGGTATAAAACCCCTTTAGGGCTGAAAAATTGATAAAAACAGTCCTATAGAATAGTTTATGTAACGACCGTCATCGACCTCCACCTAAAGGAGCGATTTATGCGAGAAAAAGTAATTGAACACAAACTTCTGACGGAAGTAAAGAAAATCGGCGGTCTGGCACTTAAGTTCGTATCGCCGGGTTACGATGGGGTTCCCGACAGAATAGTTCTTCTGCCCGGTGGGAAAATCGGCTTTGTGGAGGTAAAAGCACCGGGAGAAAAGCCTCGACCACTCCAACTGGCAAGGCACAGGCTACTCCGCAGACTGGGGTTCAAGGTGTTTGTACTGGACAACCCTCAACAGATTGGAGAGATAATTGATGAAATACAGTCCACATAGCTATCAGCGGTATGCAACAGAGTTCATCAAGGATACTCCCGCTTGTGCGATTTTCCTTGATATGGGCTTAGGCAAAACAAGCATAACGCTGACGGCATTAAACGACCTATTGTTCGACAGTTTCGAGGTACACAAGGTTCTGGTAATTGCACCCCTTCGAGTGGCGAGAACCACTTGGAGCGAGGAAATCGAGAAATGGGAGCATTTGAAAATGCTGCGGTATTCCGTGGCGGTGGGAACTGAAACAGACAGGCTTTCGGCACTCCGAAAACCCGCAGACATTTATATCATTAATCGGGAAAACCTCGGCTGGCTTGTTGAGGAAAGCGGTGTTCCCTTTGATTTCGATATGCTTGTAATTGATGAGCTGTCCTCCTTCAAGAACTACAACACCAAGCGTTTTAAGGTTTTGATGAAAGTCAGACCCAAGGTAAAACGCATAGTCGGACTTACCGGTACTCCTTCAAGCAACGGACTTATGGATTTATTCGCAGAGTTCAAGCTGCTGGATATGGGAGAGCGGCTCGGGCGGTTTATAGGACAGTATCGCACGAACTACTTCTTACCAGACAAGCGAAACGGGCAGATAATTTACAGTTACAAACCACTGCCCGATGCCGAACAGCGGATATATGACAAAATCTCAGATATCACAATTTCTATGAAAGCTGCCGACCACTTAAAAATGCCCGAACTCATTTCAACGGAATACACGGTTCAGCTTTCGGAAAAAGAGCAAGAAAAATATGATGACCTCAAGGAAGAATTGGTTCTCACCCTTAATGACGGAGAAATCACCGCCGCAAACGCAGCAAGTCTTTCAAACAAGCTGTCGCAGATGGCAAATGGCGCGATTTACGATGATAACGGAAACACAATCAACATTCACAGCCGAAAACTTGACACTTTGGAAGATATAATCGAGAGCATGAATGGCAGACCGCTGTTGGTGGCTTATTGGTTCAGGCACGATTTGGAGCGTATTTCCGAGCGGCTGTCAAGTTTGCATATTCCTTGTACAAAGCTTGATACCGCTGATAGTATAAGCCGTTGGAACAAGGGAGAGATACCCGTGGCGCTTATTCACCCCGCCTCTGCGGGACACGGACTGAATTTACAAAACGGTGGTTCGGCTCTTGTGTGGTTCGGACTTACATGGAGTCTTGAACTGTATCAACAAACAAACGCAAGGCTCTGGCGGCAAGGTCAGACGGCAGAAACCGTGGTTATTCAGCATATCGTTGCGAAAGGCACTATTGACGAGAAGATATTGAAGGCACTAAAAAACAAAGGCCGCACACAATCGGCATTGATTGATGCGGTCAAGGCGGAGGTGAAATAAGTGACAGCAAAGGAGTATTTGGAACAGGCAGCAGTTCTTAACAAGCAAATCAACGATAAACGAGCTGAACTCCAAAGCTACCGTGATTTATCGACAAGTGTTTCGGGGTGCAGATTTGAGGAGCATTTATCGGGAACGAGGAGCGGTGAAGCACCGTTTGTCAGATTTACCGAGAAAGCCATCGAACTCGAAAAGGAAATCAGACAGGACGAGGAGCACCTTGCAATATTAAAATGCGAAATCGGTGAGGTGATTGATAGACTTGACAATGTAAACGAGCGTGTTATTTTACGGTACAAGTATCTGCTGTTTCTTTCGTGGAGAGATATCGGAGCAAAGATGAATTACTCAAAAAGGTGGGTAATGGAGCTACACGATAAAGCCGTCTTGAATTTTCAGAAAATACAGCAATAGACTTCACCTCACTTCACTCCTAATTCATCTTGATACACACTCTATAATATGTTATACTTACAATAGACAAATATACAGAGAGCCTTGCGGACTTCCGCAGGGCTTTTCTTTTGAAAGAGGTGAACCCAATGCCTACAAAACCCAAGCGTCCCTGTTCCTTTCCCGGCTGCCCGAACCTGTGTGTCGGTCAGTACTGCAAGGAACACGAGCAATCGGCACGGCGCAGTTACAACAAGTACGAACGCAGTCCCGATACCAATAAGCATTACGGCAGAGCGTGGAAACAAATCCGCAGCAGATACATAAGTCAGCACCCACTGTGCGAGATGTGTCTGAAACAAGGAAAGCTGACACCCACCGAGGAGGTTCACCACATAAGACCAGTGTCGCAAGGCGGTGGCAGTGAGTTCAGCAATCTGATGTCGCTCTGTCAGTCCTGCCACACCAAGATTCATCTTGAAATGGGTGACAGACAGATTCGCAGTTGACCGGTAGGGGCGGTCAAAATCTCCGGGACTAATACAAGCGGACAGCGGCCCGGGGCTTCGTGCGCAAAAACCGGGGTTCAAACGGGGTATTAAACCACAAATCATTTTCGGACGGTGCGAACCGTCCTTTTTTCTTGTCCTGCGGAGGTGAAAAACATGGCTAAGGACGGCACAAACAGAGGCGGCAGACGGGTACGCGCCGGAGATAAACCCTCTCCTGCCGCAGAGAAAAAGCAGAAAGGACTTCCGGTGAAAATCATAAGCAACGATATACCGGCGCTCGACACTGCCGAGCTTGAAGCGGTTGACCTGCCGGAGGGCGCTGTTCTGAACGGCTCGGATATGCCGAAGCCAAGCGACTATCTCTCGGCTAGGCAAAAGAACGGAGTTCCGCTCGGCGCTGACGATATATACAGAGAAACCTGGCTGTGGCTTAAGCAAAGGAACTGCGAGAACCTCGTAAACAAGCGGCTCATTGAAGCCTACGCGCAGGCATATGCAAGATACATTCAGTGCGAGGAAGCGATCAGCACTTACGGTTTGCTTGGCAAGCACCCGACCACGGGCGGCGTTATTGCTTCGCCGTTTGTGCAGATGTCGCAGCAATTTCAGAAGAACGCAAATCTCATCTGGTATGAAATTTATGGAATAGTCAAGGAGAACTGCACCGAACCTGTCGGCGATGATTTGAACGACGCTATGGAACGCCTGCTTCGTTCAAGGAAAGGATAACGCTATGTCAAAGGACACCATCGAATTTTTCAGAGAACTCAAAGGCAGCCGTCCGAACCTTACAGTTCAGCAATACCGGACCATCAAGGGGCAGGCTGTAAAAGGCAATATTGCGGACGCCCGAAAAGGTCTGCATAAGGTCCTGAAAAGGAGGAACGTCAGATGAATACGACCAGTGAAATGCAGCTTGTCCAGATAGACAAGTTGATACCATACGTCAACAACGCCCGAACCCATTCGCCGGAACAGCTGAACAAGCTGCGTTCCTCGCTGCGTGAGTTCGGCTTTATCAATCCCATTATTATCGACAGGGATTTCAATGTTATCGCCGGTCATGGAAGAATACTTGCTGCAAAGTCAGAAAATATTTCCGAAGTGCCTTGTGTGTTTGTGGATTATCTTACGCCCGCACAGAAGAAAGCGTACATAATCGCAGACAACCGAATGGCTCTTGACGCGGGCTGGGACGAGGAAATGCTGAAAGTTGAAATCGAAGCATTGCAGGCGGACGATTTCGACCTGGGTCTGACGGGCTTTGATGATAAAGAACTCGCTGCGTTTTTTGACGATGATTCCGACACCAAGGACGATGATTTTGATGTTGACGCAGAGATGGAAAAACCTTGCATAACAAAAGCGGGCGACCTTTGGCTGCTCGGAAGTCACAGACTTGTCTGCGGTGACAGCACAAAGCAGGAAACCTACGAGCTCCTTATGGACGGCAAACAGGCTAATCTTGTGGTTACCGACCCGCCCTACAATGTGAATTATGAGGGCTCGGCGGGAAAAATCAAGAACGATAATCTCGAGAACGAGAAGTTCTATCAGTTTTTGCTGGGCGCTTTCACTTGTATGGAAAAGGCTATGGCGAACGATGCAAGCATCTATGTTTTTCACGCAGATACAGAGGGACTTAACTTCCGCAAAGCGTTTGCTGACGCGGGGTTCTACCTTTCCGGAACGTGTATCTGGAAAAAACAGTCGCTTGTTCTCGGACGCTCGCCGTATCAGTGGCAGCACGAGCCTTGCTTGTTCGGTTGGAAGAAGAACGGCAAGCATCAGTGGTACTCCGACCGCAAGCAGACGACAATATGGGAGTTCGACAAGCCGAAAAAGAACGGCGACCACCCGACAATGAAGCCGATACCGCTTATTGCCTACCCCATAAAAAATTCAAGCATGAGCAACTGCATTGTCCTCGACCCATTCGGCGGCTCTGGCAGTACGCTTATCGCCTGTGAGCAGACAAAGCGAATTTGCCACACCATCGAGCTTGATGAAAAGTTCTGCGATGTAATCGTGAAACGGTATATTGAGCAGGTCGGTTCTGCGGAGAACGTGTCTGTGGTCCGTGATGGAAAAACGATTGCTTATTCCGAACTGGAGGTCACCGATGAAGAATGAACTCACCCTCGGCAGCCTTTTTGACGGCAGCGGCGGTTTCCCGCTCGGAGGAATGCTTGCTGACATTACTCCTCTATGGGCTTCGGAAATCGAGCCGTTCGCCGTTCGGGTAACAACGAAAAGGCTGCCGCAGATGAAGCACTACGGAGATGTATCCTCACTGAACGTAGCAGATTTGCCGCCCGTGGATATTATCACTTTCGGGAGTCCGTGCCAGGACATGAGCATTGCCGGAAAACGCAGTGGTCTTGACGGTTCGCGGTCGAGCCTGTTCTATGAGGCGGTCAGAATTATAAAAGAAATGAGGTGTGCGACTGATGGAAGATATCCAAGATTTGCGGTCTGGGAAAACGTCCCCGGAGCGTTCTCGTCTAACAAGGGCGAGGACTTCCGGTGCGTCCTCGAAAGCCTGTGCAGGGTCAAGGACGAAACCGTTTCTGTTCCTCGACATGAGAAATGGTCAGCCGCAGGCAACATCGTGGCAGACGGTTTCTCAATCGCCTGGCGAGTGCTTGACGCGCAATACTGGGGAGTCCCCCAGAGAAGAAAACGCATCTACCTTGTCGCAGATTTTGACGGCGAATGTGCCGGAAAAATACTGCTTGAGTCCGAGGGCTTGTCGGGGTATTCTGCAGAGGGCTTCAAAGCGTGGCAAAGAACTGCCGCCGCTGCTGAAAGCGGCTCTGGAACGACAGGCGCAGTCTGCTTGAACGACCAGGGCGGCAACAGAATGGACGTGACGGAGGAAGTAACTTGTACACTCCGAGCCGAAGCTCATCACCCACCGTGCGTGATGGAGTCCGCAGCAGGGTTTTGCACGGAACACTCGGCAAAAGCGAGAGGTATTGGCTACGAAGATGAAACTTCACCTACACTCCGCGCAGGGACTGTTCCTGCAACTGTTTATGAAAATCACTCGCAGGACACTCGCTACACCGAATTGCACGGCGTTGCTCCAACGGTTTCTTCAACCTACGGGACAGGCGGGAATAATCAGCCGTTTGTCGTGGAAGATACTCGCTGTTTTGATGTTCGTTTCACATCTGACGGCACGAAAAACGCGCGCCACAACTGCTATGAAACGGATACATCACGAACAATAGACACGGGCGGTAATTCTCCCGACTCAAACCAAGGCGGTGTGGCAGTCGTAGCTGTTCAGGGTTCAATGATAGGCAGAGCCGATAAGAACGGTCCGCAAGGCAGCGGAGTGAATGAGGATGTTTCATTCACGTTGAATGCCACCGACCGCCACGCTGTTGCGTTTTCGCAGGACAGCTACACGAAGTACAGCGAAAACGAAAAGTGCGGAGCGCTCCGAGCCGCAGGTGGAATGTACGGAGGCGGCTCGGAAACTCTTGTGTACAGCACAAGCAAGAATTCCTACCACACCGAAGCCGAGGAAAACCTTGCAAACACGCTTGTCGCAAGCGATTACAAAGACCCGCCTACCGTGAATTCACCCGAGTACATAGTCCGCAGGCTTACTCCAACCGAGTGCGCACGGTTGCAGGGATTTCCCGACTGGTGGTGCGCAGATCTCGGAACGAACGAGCCGACAGATGAAGAACTGACATTCTGGAAAGATGTGTTTGAAACTCATCGCAAAATCGTTGGCAGCGCAGTCAAGCCGAAGTCCGACAAGCAGATCCGTGCATGGCTGAAAAATCCCCACAGCGACTCTGCCGAGTACAAGCTGTGGGGAAACGGTGTTGCTCTGCCGTGTGTTTACTTTGTCCTTTCAGGGATTGTATGGGTCAGTTCTTGCTTGAATTAGCGTTGCCCGGCTCATCGCCGAGCACGATTTTTCCATGCTTTTCTTCAAACTTTTCTATGCACTCACGAATCAGAACGATGATTTGCCCATTTGCGGAACGAGCCTCATAATCGGCAACGTAATGCAGTTTGTCGAGCATTTCATCGTCAATTCTGATGGATAAACTCTTGATAGCCATAAAACTCCTCCTGTTTATATCCGATATGTGTTTATTTTAACATCATAATGTGCTATAATGTATGATGTGAGTTCAAAGTGCGTTCATAATGCGTTTACGAGGAGGGTAACATGAAAGTAGCTGTTATTGGTTCAAGAGGACTTACCGTGAGTGATTTAGGCAGATATCTCCCCGAAAATACCACGGAAATCGTGTCCGGCGGCGCTAAAGGAGTGGATACTTCCGCAAGGGAGTATGCTTTGGCGCACGGAATAAAGCTGACGGAGTTCCTGCCGGAATACACGAAATACGGCAGGAGCGCTCCGCTGAAACGGAATATCACGATAATTGAGTATTCGGATATCGTGCTTGCGTTCTGGGATGGAAAATCACGAGGTACGAAATTTGTCATTGACAACTGCCGCAAACTCGGCGTGGAAGTCAGAGTTTACATTATAGACTAATAGTTGAGCCGTACATTGTGCATAACGCAGAATGTGCGGCTTTCTGTTAAAACCCGTTGACTTATCCCCCTATTTGAGTAAAATGTGTAGTACCGAAAGGAAATGGAGGTACATACAATGACAATTTACTACAACGCGCAGGACAGAAAACCGCTTGTGAAAGCCATCAGCGAGTTCACGGGAGCGGACGCAGTTTACATGAGAACCCCGACCTACGCATACCAAATCGACTATTTCACGGTGACCCGTGAGGGCAACCTTGAATTTGACGACAGAGCCGACAGCGAGGAAATCGAGGGACTAATTGAATTCCTTGCGGAGCGTGGATTCATCGCCGAGGTTGCCGATACAAGCGCCACAGAGCAGCCGGAAATGACTGCCGAGGAAGTACCCGCAGCCGCCAACAGCGCCGAACACAGCGAAACTGTGGGGCTTACGGTGGAAGTTCCACTTGAGGGTACGGCGGTCGGAAACCTCACCAAGCTGCTCGAAGCCAAAGGCAGACTTATCCGCAGAGCCTTAGCGGTGGAGAGCCTGCCGATTGAGGTCACTGACAGCACGGTGAAGTTTCCCTGGTTCGCCGAGTGCGGCACTGACGAGTGCAAAGCATACACGCATTTCGTTTCCGCGCTCTGCGAACTTGCTGCCAACGCAAAGCGGGTCACAGCAAAGGAAAAGGAAACCGACAACGACAAGTACGCATTCCGCTGCTTTCTCCTGCGACTGGGATTTATCGGTTCGGAGTACAAGGCCGAGCGGAAGATACTGCTGAGAAACCTCACAGGCTCATCGGCTTTCAGAAATGGAGGTGTTGCAAATGAAGTTTCCGAGTAAGGAGCAGATTGAGCAGTACCGCCGAGAGTACCCTGCCGGCTGTCGTGTGGAACTGGTTTCAATGGACGATTTCCAGACGCCGCCGATAGGCACTCGCGGCACGGTTCGAGGGGTCGATGACGCGGGAAATCTGCTTGTCCGCTGGGATAACGGCTCGGGGCTGAACGCTGTCCTCGGCGTTGATGAAGTTCAGAAAATCCGTGGCTGATATACACAATTTCAGTGTGTGTATTTCGTTCAATATATTGTGGCAAAACCGCTTGCTATATACTCCTTTTAGAGTTAATATGTGTGTACCGCAAGGGAAACAAAGCAAACGGAGGACACCACAATGAACGAAAAAACCACCAGACAGATTGAAGAAATGATGAACCAGACCATAGGGGTCGAGGTTGAAATGAACAATATAACACGGGCGAGAGCAGCCGAGATTGCCGCCGATTTCTTCGGCACAGGCAGACACGAGAACACCGCAGACCGCAACGGCTATTGTACCTACTCCGCATGGGACGGCGAGGGGCGCGAGTGGAAATTCCAGAAGGACGTCAGCATTTCGGGTCCCGACAGCGAGAAGTGCGAAATGGTCACCCCGATACTCACCTATGCAGACATGGAAACCTTGCAGGAGCTTGTCCGCAGACTTCGCAAGGCAGGTGCAAAGAGCGACCCCACAAGGGGCTGCGGAGTTCACATTCACATCGGCGCGAATGGTCACACAGCGCAAACCTTGCGCAACCTCGCAAACATTATGGCAAGCCATGAAAGCCTGCTTGCAAGCGCCTTGAACCTCGACAGAAGCCGCATGAGCCGCTACTGCCGCACGGTCAGCAAGGATTTCCTGGTGGAACTCAACCGCAAAAAGCCGAAAACCATGGCGGCGCTTGCGGACACCTGGTACGGCAGTCAGAATGCGGATTACGGCAGGTCGGCGCACTACAACGAAAGCCGCTACCATATGCTGAACCTCCACGCAACCTTTACAAAGGGCACGATTGAATTCAGACTTTTCCAGTTTGACGCGCCCTCGGGCGGCAAGCAGAACGGACTTCACGCAGGTCAGCTGAAAAGCTACATTCAGCTTTGCCTGGCTCTCAGCCAGCTTGCCAAGCAGGTCAAGACCGCAAGCGCAAATCCTCAGCAGACTGAAAACCCCAAGTACGCAATGCGGACTTGGTTACTGCGGCTCGGGTTCATCGGTGACGAGTTCAAGACCGCAAGGGAACTTTACACCAAGCGGCTCGAAGGCGACACGGCATTTCGCAACGGCAGGCCGCAGTAAGCAGGAATCAGCTTCCTGCCCCCAATCCCCCACTCGGGGGCTTTTGGTGGTAGAAAGGTGATTTCTGATACCGCCTTTCAGAAAGGACGGATTTCAAATGAAAAAATACTACCTTGCTTATGGCAGCAACTTGAATGTTCGGCAAATGGCATGGCGGTGTCCTACGGCAAAGGCTGTGGGAACTGCGGTTATCAAGGATTACGAACTGCTTTTCAAGGGCAGCAAGACAGGCGCTTACCTCACAATCGAACCGAAATCGGGAGCGGAAGTTCCTGTCGCAGTCTGGTCGGTTGAACCGAGTGATGAACTCAACCTTGACCGCTACGAGGGATACCCTACTTTCTACTACAAGACCGAAATCGAACTGCCTGTAAGGTACTTCTCGGGCAAGACAGTGGGCAGAACGGCTTTCGTGTACATTATGCATGAAGAGCGTCCACTGGGCTTGCCGAGCGGTTCGTATGTTCGGACTTGCCTTGAGGGTTACAGCGGTTTTGGTTTTGATGAGAGTATTCTTCTCGCAGCGCTGAACAACAGCAGGAGGGTTGCAAATGAAATCAGATAACGCAACAATGCTTCGCACCTGTCCCCTCTGTGGGGCGGTGTACGGCGAGCACCCGGCAATGTCGAGAAACTATCCCAACACCGCTATCTGTCCCGACTGCGGCACACGAGAGGCGTTACAGAGCATCGGCGTAAATACTGCTGAGCAGGATAAAATCCTCAGCATTATCCACCGAAATATAGGCAGATAAATTACACAATTCCGTGTTAAATCTTTGTGCAGTATATTCTCCGAAAACCGCTTGCTATTATGTGTTTTTAGAGTTAATATACACATACCGAAAGGAAAACAAAACACGGAGGACATGAAAATGACAAGATTTGAAAGAGACCTTAAGGACGCAAAGAACGGAAACGAAATCGAGGTGCTTGCCCGCCGCAAAGCGGAGATTGAAAAGTTAACCGCCGAAGGCAAGGCTTGCAGAAACTGTTTCAGAATGAAGTGCATTGCCCAGGAGGTTGCAAGGCTGAAAGCAGAATACAACAAGATTGACAGCCTTTTCTGAAAATCAACGGAACGCAGAGCCGAAAGGCTCTCTTCCTCGTTTACAAAAAAGGGTTGATTTTTTTGTTTGATTGTGATAAAATGATAGTGGGTTAATATGCCCTACAAATCGGAATTTGGCGGAGGTGTACTATGCTGGAACTATGGGACGCATATGATAATCAATTTAACAAGCTTGACAACATTGTGTTAGTAAGAGGCGATGAAATCCCAGACGGGATTTATCACTTAGTTTGCGAAATTGCAGTACGACATACTGATGGACAATATCTTCTTATGCAAAGGGACAAAAGGAAGCATTTTGGCGGTATGTGGGAATTAACCGCAGGTGGCTCCGCATTAAAAGGAGAACTCCCCTTAGAATGTGCTGTTAGAGAGTTAAGAGAAGAAACAGGCATTTGTTCCGAAAACTTAATCGAAATTGGTCGTGTCGTTCATAATAAACATCATTCTATTTATGTGGAATATTTATGCGATATCGAATGTGACAAAGACTCCATTCTTCTTCAAGAAGGAGAAACAATTGCTTACAAATGGGTAGATAAAGAAGAAATTAAAAACAGCCATGAGCTTGTAACAAGGCGAATGCAAGTGTTTATCAAGGAAATTCAATAACGGCTTGTCAAATTCCAGTTTATTTGGCAGCACAACATAAAAAGCATCGCACTATGCGGTGCTTTTTTCATATCTAAAATAAGGAGGTGACCGCATTGAGAAAGCTGAAAAAATACAAACCCACCAAGTTCAAGGCAAAGGACAGCCGATACGATAAAGCTGCCGCAGACTTTGCGGTTGCATTCATCGAAAGCCTGTGCCACACCAAAGGAACCTGGGCGGGAAAACCCTTTGAACTTATTGATTGGCAGGAGCAGATAATCCGAGATTTGTTTGGGACGCTGAAACCGAACGGCTACCGGCAGTTCAACACGGCATACATTGAGATACCGAAGAAGCAAGGTAAATCCGAGCTTGCCGCCGCTGTTGCACTGCTTCTCACCTGCGGTGACGGTGAGGAACGAGCCGAGGTTTACGGCTGTGCCGCCGACAGACAGCAGGCGGCTATCGTGTTCGATGTGGCGGCAGATATGGTGCGAATGTGTCCTGCTCTTTCCAAGCGAGTGAAGATTTTAGCATCGCAGAAACGACTAATATACACGCCTACTAACTCGTTCTATCAGGTGCTTTCGGCAGAAGCGTACAGCAAGCACGGATTCAATATCCACGGTGTTGTATTTGATGAGCTGCACACTCAGCCGAATCGAAAGCTGTTTGATGTAATGACCAAAGGCTCCGGTGACGCAAGAATGCAATCGCTGTATTTTCTAATCACCACAGCCGGAACTGACACGCACAGCATTTGCTACGAAACTCATCAGAAAGCCAAGGATATAATCGAGGGTCGGAAAATCGACCCTACTTTTTATCCCGTGATTTACGGTGCTGATGAATCCGATGACTGGACAAACCCGAAAGTGTGGAAGAAAGCGAATCCAAGCCTTGACATTACGGTCGGTATCGATAAAGTAAAAGCCGCCTGCGAATCGGCAAAGCAAAATCCGGGCGAGGAGAACGCTTTCCGACAGCTTCGTCTGAACCAGTGGGTAAAACAGGCGGTTCGTTGGATGCCGATGGAGAAATGGGACAAGTGCGCATTCTCCGTTGACGAGGACGAACTGGAGGGGCGCGTCTGCTACGGTGGGCTTGACCTTTCTTCAACAACGGATATAACGGCATTTGTGCTTGTATTTCCGCCGTCCCTTGGTGGCGCGTCGTCCGTGCCGCGCTTGGGGGACGGCTTCGCAACATCGTGTTGCCCACCGCTTGACGAAGATGATAAATACATCATTCTGCCGTACTTCTGGATTCCCGAGGATAATCTGACCCTGCGTGTAAACCGCGACCACGTTCCATATGATGTATGGGAGCGACAGGGTTTCTTGCAGACCACCGAGGGAAACGTGGTTCACTACGGCTTTATTGAGAAATTCATCGAACGGCTCGGCGAGCGTTTCAATATCCGTGAGATAGCCTTTGACCGCTGGGGCGCTGTGCAGATGGTTCAGAACCTTGAGGGAATGGGATTTACGGTAGTTCCGTTCGGGCAGGGTTTCAAGGATATGTCACCGCCAACCAAGGAACTGATGAAACTGGTGCTTGAACAGAAGATAGCCCACGGCGGTCACCCTGTTCTGCGGTGGAATATGGACAACATCTATATCCGAACCGACCCCGCCGGAAACATCAAGGCAGACAAGGAAAAGTCCACCGAGAAAATTGACGGAGCGGTTGCCACTATCATGGCTCTTGACCGTGCTATTCGTTGTGGGAATGACGGCGGGGCGAGTGTGTATGATGACAGAGGGCTATTGTTTATATAGTTGTGTGCAATTCCCGTTGAAAATCAAAAGTTTTTGCATTTGATAGCAAAGACTTGATATTTTCAAAAGTTTGTGCTATACTAATGCTAATAGGAGGAATGTGCCATGATAGGATCCCACGAACTGAAAAAACGGGATCGGTATCTGAAAAAGCTGATCAGTTTTCAGGATACCGAACCGGTTAAGGTAATTACAGGCATTCGACGCTGCGGAAAGTCCAGCCTGCTAAAGCTGATGGTCGCTCATCTCAAGGAAATCGGCGTTGCACCGGAACATATCGTAGAGATGAATTTCGAATCACACGATTTCAGAAATATGACCTCAGATGATGTATATGACTATGTAAAAGAGCGCACTGTACCCGGCAAGCGTATGTACCTTTTTTTTGATGAGCTGCAAAGAATTGAGAAATGGGAGGACGCCATCAACGCTTTTCGTGTGGACCTGGATTGCGATATCTATGTCACAGGGTCAAATGCTTATCTTCTTTCATCAGAATACTCCACCTATCTATCCGGACGGTGCGTGGAAATAAAAATGCTCCCGTTGTCTTTCAGAGAATTCCTGTCTTTTCATGACTTTGAGGTCAGGGAAACACAGAGCGCACTTGGAGGACTTCACCGACAGGTATTTGATAAAAACGGCGAGAGATACGAGGTGCAGGAAGTCTTTGACGCTTTTATGCGTTTCGGAGGAATGCCGGGCATTGCCGATGTGGGTCTTGACCAGGAAAAGGCACTGACGCTCCTTGACGGAATTTACTCCACTGTCGTGGTTCGGGATATTCTTGAGCGTGAGAAGCGGCGTGGGCAAAGACAGATCACAGACCCGGTGCTTCTTCGTAAGATCATTCTGTTTCTTGCTGACAACATTGGAAGCAGCGTTTCAATCTCATCAATTGGAAATACCCTGATGAACGAGGGGCTGCTGGAAGATGGTAAACGGAAAGGAACTCCGAGCGCACACACGGTTCAAGCGTATGTAAATGCGCTGATGGAGAGCTATTTTTTCTACGAAATAAAGCGATTCGATATCAAGGGTAAGGAGTACCTTCGTACCCTTGGCAAGTATTATATCGTTGATATCGGGCTTCGGAATTATCTGCTTGGTTTCCGAAACCGTGACAGCGGGCATGCGATTGAAAATATCGTGTACTTTGAACTTCTGCGCCGCGGTTACGATGTTGCAATCGGTAAAATCGATAATGCCGAGGTAGACTTCATTGCCACATCTGCGGACGACAAAAAGTATATCCAGGTCACAGAATCCATGCAAAGCGAGGACGTTCGCAAAAGAGAACTTGCACCCTTGCAGAAAATCCGCGATAACTATGAAAAAATCGTTTTGTCACTTGACCCGGGACTTGATAATTCATACGACGGAATTAAGTCGGAAAGGCTGATTGACTGGCTGCTGGGCGAGTAAGCAATGCGTTTTTATTTCATTTGATGGCATAGAATTTTTAACAACTGGCAAATTTTAAGCATCTGTCTATGGGCAGGTGCTTTTCTTTTGCCCAATTTACGAAAGGACTGACTACATGAAGATTTTCAGCAGCTTATTTCATTCCAGGGACAAGCCCCAAAACAGCACGGCAGGCGGCGCATACTGCTTTTACATGGGCAGTTCCACCGCAGGAAAGAATGTAACCGAACGTTCCGCAATGCAGATGACTGCGGTGTATTCCTGCGTTCGTGTGCTGTCGGAGGCGGTGGCGGGACTGCCCTTGCACGTTTATAAATACCGTTCAGACGGACTGGGGGCAGCTTCTGCCGGAAAGGAGAAAGCCGTATCGCATTCGCTTTACAGCTTGCTGCACGATGAGCCGAACCCCGAAATGACCTCGTTTGTTTTCCGTGAAACGCTTATGACGCACCTGCTCCTGTGGGGCAACGCATATGCGCAGGTTATCCGCAACGGAAAGGGCGAGGTCGTTGCTCTGTACCCGCTTATGCCAAACCGAATGGCGGTTGACCGCGATTCAAGCGGAAATCTGTACTACAAATATTACCGCGGCTCAGACGAGGCAATCCGCAGCAAGGAATATGAGGTTATTCTTTCACCTTACGATGTTCTACATATCCCCGGGCTTGGCTTTGATGGGCTTGTGGGTTACTCGCCTATTGCAATGGCGAAGAACGCTATCGGGCTTGCCATTGCGACTGAGGAGTTCGGCGCTAAGTTCTTTGCGAACGGCGCAGCGCCAAGCGGCGTGCTTGAGCACCCGGGAACAATAAAGGACCCGACTAAGGTTCGTGAAGCGTGGCAGTCGCAGTTCGGCGGAAGTTCCAACAGCGGAAAGGTCGCTGTGCTTGAAGAAGGCATGAAATACACGCCCATCAGTATTTCCCCTGAACAGGCGCAGTTCCTTGAAACACGAAAATTTCAGATAAACGAGATTGCTCGAATTTTCAGAGTGCCGCCGCATATGGTCGGTGACCTTGAAAAATCGAGCTTTTCTAATATCGAGCAGCAGTCGCTTGAATTTGTGAAATACACTCTTGAACCCTGGCTTGTACGGTGGGAACAGAGCATGATTCGTTCACTCCTCACCCCAAGCGAGAAACAGGAATATTTCATCAAATTCAATGTTGACGGGCTGCTGCGCGGCGACTACGCAAGCCGAATGAGTGGGTACGCTACCGCAAGGCAGAACGGCTGGATGTCCGCAAACGACATTCGGGAGCTTGAAAACCTCGACCGCATTCCTGCCGAGGACGGCGGCGACCTTTACCTCATAAACGGCAATATAACTAAGCTGGCTGACGCGGGTATTTTCGCATCGGCAAATGGAAAGGAGGATTCCGATGAAGAAGTTCTGGAAATGGACGAACAGGATAGTGAAGAACGAAGAAACGCAGGAGCAGACCACGGAGAGAACGCTGTTCCTCAACGGCACTATCGCAGATGAAAGTTGGTTCGATGATGATGTCACTCCACAGATTTTCAAGGACGAACTGATGTCCGGCAGCGGTGACATTACCGTCTGGATAAACTCGCCCGGCGGTGACTGCGTTGCTGCGGCGCAAATCTACAATATGCTTATGGACTACAAGGGCAATGTCACGGTGAAAATCGACGGTATTGCCGCAAGCGCCGCTTCAGTCATTGCAATGGCGGGAAACAAGGTGCTGATGTCCCCGGTTTCCATGCTGATGATACACAACCCTATGACCGTGGCTATGGGCGATACCGCCGAAATGCAGAAGGCAATCGAAATGCTGTCCGAAGTCAAAGAAAGCATTATGAATGCTTACGAAATCAAAACGGGAATGAGCCGTGCGAAAATTTCTCACCTTATGGACGCTGAAACCTGGATGAACGCTAACAAGGCGGTCGAACTCGGCTTTGCGGACGATATTCTGCACCGTGATGAGCCTATGGAGGAACAGCCCGCTAACGCTCTGATGTATTCCGAAGCGCAGGTGGTTAATTCCCTTATGGGCAGAATTGCTGAAAAGTGCCGCATTTCTCCGAAAACCGAAAACAAAACCAAAGCCGAGGATTTGTTTTCTCGTCTTGATTTAATAAGAAATTGGAGGTAACGCTAATGACTATTATGGAACTGCGCGAAAAGCGCAATAAGGCATGGGAAGCCGCAAAGGCTTTTGTTGAAACAAAGCGCGACAAGGACGGACTTCTGTCCGCAGAGGACGCGGCTTCTTATGCCGAAATGGAGCAGAAAATCAAGGACTACGGCGCTGAAATCGAGCGTATGGAGCAGATGGAGAGCATTGAGAACTCCCTCAACAAGCCCGTTTCCACACCTCTCACCGGAAAGCCCATGAACGGCGCTGACAAGCCAAAGACAGGCAGAGCAAGCGATGAGTACAAGGCGGCAATGCTGAACGCTCTGCGCACCAATTTCCGTCAGATTTCAAATGTTCTTTCCGAGGGCATAGACGCAAACGGCGGCTACCTTGTTCCCGAGGAGTATGACAGCCGTCTGATTGACGCGCTTTCCGAGGAGAATATTATAAGAAAGCTGGGTCACACGATTACCACCAGCGGTGAGCATAAGATAAATATTGCTGCGACAAAGCCTGCTGCGGCTTGGATTGACGAGGGCGGAGCGCTCACTTTCGGGGACGCTACTTTTTCGCAGATCAACCTTGACGCGCACAAGCTGCACGTTGCTGTCAAGGTCACCGAGGAGCTTCTATACGACAACGCTTTCGGACTTGAAAGCTACATAATCGAGCAGTTCGGCAAGGCGCTGTCCAATGCGGAGGAGGACGCTTTCCTTAACGGAGATGGAGTTGGCAAGCCTCTCGGACTTTTCTCCGACAAGGGCGGCGGCGAGGTCGCTGTCACTGCAGCAAGCGCAACTGCAATCACCGCCGATGAGGTAATCAACCTTGTGTACTCTCTCAAGCGTCCCTACCGCAAGAACGCAAAGTTCATCATGAACGACCAGACCATTGCGGCGCTCCGCAAGCTGAAGGACAACAACGGCGTGTATCTCTGGCAGCGTCCCTCCAGGCGGGCGAGGTCGACAGGCTGTTCGGCTATGATGTTTACACCTCTCCGTATGTTCCCACGATTGCGGCGGGAAAGCCCGTGATTGCTTTCGGTGATTTCAGTTACTACAACATCGGCGACCGTGGAACTCGTTCCTTTGCGGAACTCAAGGAGCTGTACGCAGGAAACGGCATGGTGGGCTTTGTGGCAAAGGAGCGCGTTGACGGTAAGTTGATTCTCCCCGAGGCTGTGCAGATTCTTAAGATGAAAGTCGGCTCCGGTTCATGATGAATGAATTACTGATAAAAGTCAAGCAAAACCTCATACTTGAACACTCGGCGGACGATGAACTCATAAGCGGGTTCATCACCGCCGCTGTTTCCTATGCCGAAAGCTATCAGCATATCGAGCAGGGCTATTATACGAATAATCCCATGCCACCGACTACCGAACAGGCGGTAATAATGCTGTCCTCACATTTTTACGAATCGAGGGACGGCAGTACAGGCGGCTTTTTCGGGGACAATGTTCAGGCGGGAAAACAGGTGTGGGATACGGTAAATATGCTCCTGCGACTGGACAGGCGGTGGAAAGTATGAGTTTCGGTAAGATGAACACACAGATACAGATAACGCAGAAAAGGGTCGCGCTTGATGATGAGGGTTTTCAGACGGAATCCGATGTCATTGTAGCAACAGTCAGAGCCTATCATGAGGGACGGCACGGCAGCGAGAAATGGGCTAACCAAGCCGCTTTTTCCGAAGCAACCGACCTGTTCCGTTTTCGCACCATTCCGGGGGTGAAAATATCCACGGATATGCGTTTGTTCTGCGATGGCTCTGTATTTGAGATAACCTCTGTCGAAGATGTGAAAGGCAGAGGAATGTATATTGAAGTGCTTGCAAAGGAGGTGCAGCCGAGTGGCTAAGGCTGATGTAAAAATGCCCGATGAGTTTCTTGCGAAGATGTCAAAGCTCGGTTCGCAGACCGACAGAATTGCCGAAAAGGTACTGCAAGCGGGCGGGGAGGTGGCTCTCGACAAGGTTCGGAGCAATCTCTCCGCTGTTGTTGGTACTGGTACGAAAAGCGAATCCCGCTCCACAGGAGAACTTGAACATTCTCTCGGTCTTTCGCCTGTTATGGTAGACAAGAACGGAAACCATGACAGCAAAGTCGGCTTTTCCGAGCCGAGAACGGACGGTTCAAGCAACGCTAAAATCGCAAATATCCTCGAATACGGCACAAGTACGCAACAAGCGAAACCGTTTCTGAAACCCGCAAAATCTGCTGTGAAAAAACAGTGCGTGGACACGATGAAATCCGCTTTTGAAAAGGAGGTCGAGGGGCTGTGAGTCTGCTTTCCGAACTTACCGAAATTGCGAAACGGCTGAAAATCCCCGCACGGACTGCGGTTTACTCGGGAAAACCGCCCGGTGAATATTTAGTGTTCACTCCGCTGTACGACAGCTTTGAACTTCATTCGGACAACAAGCCCGAAATTGATGTGCAGGAAGTGCGGATTTCGCTGTTCAGCAAGGGTAACTACAATCAGACCAAAAGCAAAATTATACGCGCCCTTATCAGTGCGGATATTACTATAACCGCTCGAAAATATGTCGGTCACGAGGACGATACGGGCTATCATCACTATGCCGTTGATACGGCGAAAAATTATGAAATGGAGGAGATATAAATGGCAACAATAGGTCTTGACAAGCTGTTTTACGCAGAAATAAACGAGGACAGCGACGGAAACGAAACCTACGGAGTACCCGCTTCGCTTGCAAAGGCGATTTCGGCTGACCTTTCCGTGGAGCTTGCGGAAGCGACTCTCTACGCTGATGACGGCGCATCCGAAATCGTCAAGGAGTTCAAAAGCGGTACGCTTTCCCTTGGCATTGACGATATAGGCAACGAAGCCGCGTCAATTCTGACGGGAGCGACCATTGACAGCAACAACGTGGTCATTTCAACCAGCGAGGACGGCGGTAAGCCCGTGGCTATCGGGTTCAGGGCGAAGAAGTCCAACGGAAAGTATCGCTATTTCTGGCTTTATAGGGTCAAGTTCGGTATTCCGTCAACCTCGCTTGCAACAAAGGGCGACAGTATAACGTTTTCCACGCCTACAATTGAGGGTACGGTCTTACGCAGAAATAAGCCGTACGGGAACGGAAAGCACCCGTGGAAAGCGGAAGCCACCGAGGGCGAGAAGAACGTTCCGGACAGCGTAATTACGGGTTGGTACAAGTCTGTGTATGAACCAACATTCACGGCAAAGCCTGCTGAAACAGGCAAGTAACGGAGGTATGAGCAATGACGAATGAACGCAGTTCTTTAATAACAATCGGCGGAGAACAGTACGAAATGATTCTCACTACCAGAGCGACAAAAGCAATTTCTAACCGCTACGGCGGACTGGATAACCTCGGTGACAAGCTGATGAAGTCCGAGAATATGGAGATGGCGCTTGATGAGATAATCTGGCTGATTACCCTGCTTTGCAATCAGAGCATTGAGATACATAATCTCAGAAACAGCGAGAAAAAGCCGCTGCTCACCGAGGAAACCGTGGAACTCCTGACCTCTCCCGGCGAACTTGCCGAATACAAGGACGCAATCACCGAAGCTATGCTGAAAGGCACAAAGCGCAATGTGGAAAGTGAGGATACATCAAAAAACGCAGTATCAGCCGAGTGAATGACGCAGAACTGTTCACACGGCTGTTCTATTACGGAACGGCGCAGCTACACCTCGGTTCGGAAGAGGTGTGGCTTATGCCGTTTGGGTTTCTGCTGGATTTGTGGGAGTGCCATAAGCAGTTTATGGGGATTGCTAAACCTAAGCGGGAGGCAGATATTGACGAGGTTGTGCCTGTGGGAATTTGAGTGGAAAAGTGGTTGAAAAAAGTGGTAATGCGTGGTATAATGAGTCTGTGAGGGCGGTTGATCTGCCCGATAAATCGGTATTTACCTTTATTCAGACATACAAACTCTTGACAAAAAAGCTCCTATATGGTATAATATAAGACAAACTACTATATAGGGGATTTTGCATGGAAATGAATGGCGGATTTCTTGTTACCAAAATAAAACAACTTGGAGACCGGATTTTTGAGAAGATTCTCAGTGAAAAGAATATTGATGCGTTTAATGGAGCCCAGGGGCGTATTCTTTATGTGCTGTGGCAGGAGGATGGTATCTCAATCAGGTCACTCTCGACTAAATGCGGATTAGCGATAACAT